TTTTTTTGAACACCAACTTATCTAATGCTGATTTAAGTGGAGCAGAGTTTATTGATTTTACATTAGGAGATATTCCCTCTTCACCAACACCTGGAATACAAAAGGATTGTCCTAGAAAATATAAAGAAGATGAATCTATCAAAGCTCTTCAGGATTATATCTCCACAACATATGGTGGACACTATACTTCCAAAGAAAACAATGTCCAGACACTTGATCTTATCGAATCGGTTGGCGATGCGGAATCTTTCTGCCGTTCTAATGCAATCAAGTATTTGAGTCGTTATGATAAGAAGGGACAAGCAAAACGTGATATACTTAAAGCACTACACTATTCACTCCTACTTTATCACTTCAGTGGGCAATTAAATGAAACTACGACCCGTGGCTATGAAACTTTCTGATAAAACTTTATCACTTCTTAAAAACTTTTCTACAATTAATCAGTCTATTCTGTTTAAGCAGGGAAGTAAACTTCGCACTATAAGTGTGATGAAGAATATCCTTGCAGAGGCAACAGTAGATGAGGAATTACCAAAAGACTTTGGTATCTATGATCTAAATCAATTTTTAAATGGATTGGGATTGCATCAGAGTCCAGAGTTAGACTTTGAGAATGATGGTCATGTGGTCATCAAGGAAGGCAAGATGAGATCTAAGTATTTCTTTGCTGATCCTCAAGTAATTATCACTCCACCAGACAAAGAGATTACTCTCCCAACTGAGGATGTTAGTTTTGAGTTAAGTACTCAACAGTTAGATAAGTTGCTTAAAGCAGCAGGTATCTATCAACTTCCTGACTTAGCAGTAATAGGTGAAGCAGGTGTAGTTAAGTTATTAGTAAGAGATAAGAAGAATGATACATCAAATGTATTCTCCTTACCTCTTAAGAAAGTTATTTTCCCACCATCAACAGGTCAAGATGGTGAGTTTCAAGCACCATCCTCTGAGGACATGACAAAGCAACGTAACTTCTGTCATTGCTTTAAGGTAGAGAATCTTAAGTTGATTGATTCATCTTATCATGTGACTTTGAGTGGTAAAAACATTGCAAACTTCACATCACTTGTTAATTCGGAGTTGAATTACTTCGTAGCATTGGAGCCTAACTAATGTTTCTATGGGTAGAGAAGTATAGACCACATACAATAGAAGAATGCGTCCTACCTGATGATACTAAGCAAGTATTCCGAGGATTTTTAGAGCAAGGGGAGATACCAAACCTCTTGCTCTCTGGGTCTGCGGGGGTAGGTAAAACCACAATAGCGAAAGCATTATGCGAAGAGTTAGGAGCAGACAGTTATGTTATTAATGGGTCTGATGAGGGTAGATTCTTGGACACTGTACGCAATCAGGCAAAGACCTTTGCTTCTACTGTTTCTCTTACATCTTCATCAAAGCATAAGGTTATCATTGTGGATGAAGCGGATAATACAACACCAGATGTCCAACTTCTATTACGTGCAGCGATTGAAGAGTTTCAAAAGAACTGCAGGTTCATCTTCACGTGTAATTATAAAAATAAAATCATAGACCCACTCCATAGTAGGTGCTCTGTGGTTGATTTTAATGTTAGAGGTAGGGATAAACAGAAACTAGCGTCAGAGTTTTTCAATAAGGTTAAGGTCATCTTAGAAATGGAGATGGTCAAGTATGAACCTAAGGTTATTGCTGAGGTAGTTACTAAGTATTTCCCTGACTTTCGTAGGACTCTTAATGAGTTGCAGAGATATTCTGCATGTGGTATCATTGATGCAGGTATCTTAACTTCTGGTGCTGAGTTTAGCATAGAGAAGTTAGTAGGTTACCTTAAGGTGAAAGAGTTTACCAACATGAAGAAGTGGGTATCTCAGAATTTAGATAACGAACCACAGGTTATAATGAGAAAGGTATATGATAATCTTTATCAGTATCTTAATCCTGCATCTATACCTGAGGCAGTGTTGATTATCTCTGAGTATCAATACAAATCTTCCTTTGTGGTAGACCAAGAGATAAACATGGTCGCATTTATGACCGAGTTAATGATGAGGTGTGAATTTAAATGATGTGGTATACATTATTCTGGACAGTAATTATCATGTATGTTCTAATTCGTATTGGAGCGTTTAAAAAATGAAAATTGATACACAAGGGATGAGTGGTCCTGCTGACCCTAATTTCAAAGGTAAACCACTAGAGCAACAGCAGAGAGAACTTCCTAAGGCAATCATCACACCTAAGAGATTGTTTACTGAGAGTTATGTCAAGGAGATGAAGATACTTCTTAATGAAGTGTTGGATGAAAGACAATATCAGAAGGAGTTGAGTCAAGCAGTTGACAACCCCACACCACCTGGTATATCATACTTTGATGTAGAGCATTTCAAACATGTAATAGGTGAACCAGAACCAGATTATCCTTTAGAAAAATGATAGAACTTTTTATTATATTTGGCGGTGGTTATGCTCTTTACACAGTAGGAATGGCTATTGCTGCTGAACTTGATTACAGAGAGGTTAACAAAAAATGATTGCTAAGTGGGTCAAGGACATTCCTAACTGGGAGAAAGAATATTTACAGTGGAACTCTGACTTATCACGTCGTCAGAAGGAAATACTAGAGGGTGATGACATCAAATCACATGAAGGTATGTTGTATGGTGAGATGTATTCTCAATGGAAGAGAAATAAGATACTCTATGCAGCAGATATGTCGGAGGGTGAGTGTGATTAATGAAAAAAGTAGATTTGTATCCTGTAGAATGCTACGAATTTGAATCCAACCATAAGTGGCAATGGATTGAAAAGATACGTGAACTAGACTTGAAGGAGACAGGTACAGGTACTCTTAATACAGGTCCAGAATTACATAAAAATGAAAAGTTTAAACCGATTGTAGATTTTATTAATGAATGTTTGGGAAAAATTAGGTTACACTATAACTATGATTGTAGTGGTTTCAAGATTACTTCTATGTGGGCTAACTACTACAGACCTGGCACAGACCAACATGCACACAGGCATGCCAATTCATACTATAGCGGGGTATTATACCTCAGTGGGGGTGCACCCACAGTCTTTTATGACCCATTAGCACAGAGGTATCAAGCACAGTTTGATTTATTCACACTCCCTAAGTCATCCGTAGATGGATTTGACCAGAATGGACCGAGGTTTGAAAAGTCAGAGGCCGAAGCAGGTAAAATGATAGTATTTCCTAGTTGGTTGGTACATAGTACTGCTATAGCACAAGAGGATAGATATAGTATAGCCTTTAATGCTATGCCATATGGTAAGATTAATAGCAAGTGGGATTCTGTATTGAATATTGAGGTATTATGAGACAGAAATATGACGAGTTACCTTTGTTCCCTGTAAGGACATTTACTTTTATAGCACCTGAGGATCTACTGGAAGATACCTTAGAGAAGTGTAAGAAGTTACAGTATAAAGAATATAATCCTCCTGGTGGGGTAGGTACTAGCGATGACATTCATATTAATGATGACTTTAAAGGTATCATTAATTGGTTTCAAGAGTGTATGGACACCCTACATGCAGATGAAGGGTGGTATACTGACCGTGTAGCAGTTTGTAAGGCATGGGTTAATAGATCCGATAAAGAGAGTTCACATTGTCACGATGCTCATAGACATCCTATGTCATTGATGAGTGGTATATTCTACCTTACTAATACACCTTATGCTCCTACTATATTTTTGGATCCCATTGATAAAAGAGAGTGGGATGCATTCTCAGTAGATGGTACACGTGATGAGTTTCATAGGCAGTATGTCACACCAAAGAGAGGTGGATTAATTGTCTTCCCTAGTTGGTTGATACATGCATCTATGCCTAACAACTCGTTGGATGATAGGTATACTATTGCATTCAATACATTTCCTATGGGTGATATCAATAAGGGTGGTTGGGACCGTCCTATGGTACAAATTGATAACCCATTAGGTCCATTAGATTTAGGGGAATATACCATTGGTCAAGGTTAACGAAATACATCTATTTCCAGTCGTCATCAGGGAATACCATAAACCTGAGGATGATTTACATGAACATCTAATAGAATACTTTAAGACATACCCTGCACAACCTTCTAATTTTCCAGAAGGTGTGTTGACAAGCAGACCTGACCTCCATAAGGATGATAATATACATGTCAAAAGACTAATAGAATTTTTTGATGGTTGTCTACATGAGTATCGTAATCAGTATCAGTTATACTGTGACAAGTTAGACATATCTCTTTGTTGGTTTAACCATGCACCTGCTAAGAGTGGGTATGGACACCCATTACATAGACATCCGATGTCATATTTGAGTGCAGTATATTATCTGACAGATGGTGCACCAACTATATTTGATGACCCATGCACACCGAGGGTTTACGATACGCTCGATGTGTGGTATCATAATAAGATGGAAGCTGAACTTGGTATCAATGAGAAGATTGATGCTGAACCAGGTAAACTCATACTCTTCCCTGCATGGTTGAGACACTTCTCAGGTAGACAGATGGAGGATTATGACAGATGGACAATATCATTTAATGCATTCCCTACTGGCCGAATAAATACTGGACCGTGGGAGATGCCACAACTTGAGGTAAGTATAAAATGAAGACTAGAAAAACACCACTAAGATATCCAGGCGGTAAGTCTAGGGTTGCTAAAGATTTCATCCCTAGATTTCCTAGAGATATGACAGAGTATAGAGAACCATTCGTCGGTGGTGGCTCAGTTGCTTTATTGTTTACACAGATGTATCCTGACATCCCAGTGTGGGTAAATGATAAGTATGAATATCTTTATAACTTTTGGATTCAATTACAAAAGAATGGACAGGAGTTATCAGATACTTTAGTAGAGATTAAGAGAGAGCATAGCACAGAAGATAAAGCAAAAGAATTATTTAAGGGTGCTAAGGATAAGATTAAGAAGGAACCCGATGACTTTGAGAGAGCATGTCTCTTCTGGATACTTAACAAGTGTTCTTACTCAGGACTAACAGAGAATAGTTCCTTCAGTGCTACTGCATCTAGACAAAACTTCACCACTCGTGGTGCTAGTTATCTCTATGAGATATCTCAACTGATAAAGAATTGGAGAATCACTAACCATGATTACTCTGAAGTAATGCATGCACCAGGTGACAATGTATTCATGTTCTTGGATCCACCTTATAAGATAGGGACATATCTATACGGTAGTAATGCTGAGTTACATAAGTCATTCAAACATGAAGAGTTTATACAACACTGTAGAGATTGTAAACATGATTGGTTTGTAACATATAATGACGATGACTATCTTAAGTCAGAGTATGAAGGTTATCATCAAGAATTGTTTCAAATTACTTACGGTATGAAGCATAGGCCAGATAATAAACAGAAGAAGGAGTTGTTAGTATGCAACTACGAGATAAACAAGACACCACTAGAGGCATTGTATGCATGAGTATCCGCTAAAGGATTACCTTAACAGTATCAATCTAAAGCAGGGAGATCTCTCTAATGATGAGAGAGCAATGAAGAAGTACCCTGCTTTTATTGTGAACAAATGTCTGTCTGGATTCATCGACACTATTATGCATGCAAATGAGATGAATTCTTCGTCACATTTACCTAACCTCCTCCAGTATCAATATTTTATACATAGTGTTAGGAAATCTAAGAGATTTTCTCCTTGGGATAAGAAGTCTAAAGACAGTGACCTTGCCTCGGTGAAGCAATACTATGGTTACAATACTGAGAAAGCTCAGCAAGCAATGAAGATCTTGACTAGGGAGCAACTTGAAGTTATTAAATCAAAACTGAATACTGGAGGAAGACAATGAGTGAAGAGATCTCGTGGTCTCAAGATATGATGTTAGAAGTTACCCTTAAGGAACCCGATGACTTTCTCAAAGTGAGAGAGACATTGACTCGTATAGGTGTAGCATCTCGTAAGGAGCGTAAGCTCTATCAGTCTTGTCACATTCTACATAAACGTGGTAAGTATTACATCGTGCACTTCAAAGAACTCTTTGCATTAGATGGGAAACCAACTAATATTACAGAGAATGATGTGCAACGTCGCAATCGTATCGCTAAACTCCTATCTGATTGGGGGTTATTAGAGATAGTAGGTAATGCTGAGAACCTAGCACCACTAAATCAAATTAAGGTACTGTCATTTAAGGATAAAAACGAATGGACTTTAGAATCCAAATACAACATTGGAAAGAAGAAGGTAACTGCGGAGGTTTAAATGACTGAGAAAAAAGGTGAAGAGAAAAAGAAAGGCATTCTTGGTACCATAAAGGACAAGGTACTACCAGATGAAGACGAACAAGCAGCCATTATATCTACTTTTGTGAGACTTGGTGTACTTGTTTGGTCGGGTGGAATATTGACGTTAAATTACGTTGCCATCCCAGGAGTACCACAACAGAAAATTGATCCAACTTTCATAGCTTCGGTCTTTACTGGGGTTTTAGCTAGCTTCGGGATTCAAACAGCATCTAAGAAGGGTGATGGTACCATGAAGATGAATGGTGGTGGTAGTGCTAACATAACTAAAGATGATATGAAGATGTTGATAGAGAAGGCTGCGAATACCGCACCTGCTCAGACAATTCGTATCGAACAAGCCCCACTAAATATATCAGCGTCAGCTCCAAAGGCAGACGATAAAAAATACAATCTATAAAAATGAAGTATCATGCAAAAATTTGTAAATGTTCTTGCGATAGCAAGTGCAACTGTAAGCCTTGCAGTTGTTAGCGGTGGAATCTATCTGTATACACAGAAAGATGCAATCATTCAGGGTGCAACTGAAAAAGCAATAGAATCAATAGGTCTTGGTGGTATAGCAGGTAGTCTTCCCACAGAGGGTCTAGCACCAGCTGTCCCTGTACCTGATATGGAAGCACCTCAAGCAGCACCGATTGAATCTCCATTTTAAATGAAGATATATAAATCCAATGTTGTTTTAGATAACGTTGGAGTGATGACTTCCATACTAGATGATGTAACGTATGATGGTGACCTCACCATGTCATACGATAGATATAATATCTTCGGATTAACCTCTCCAACTCAGGTCTTTTACGACCTCTTCAATGAGTTGAGAGGTTTTGTTTATGACTATACAGATGCTGATCAATTGTGGATGCAAGCATGGTTAAATAGACATATGCCTGAGGATGTGTTACCATGGCATGACCATGCGTGGCCTATTCATGGCTATATAAGTATAAGACCCTTCAATACTACAACTGTATTTGAAGATTTTGAAATACAAAATGAAGTTGGTAATGTTTATATCGGACCAGGTTATATGAAGCATAAGGTTGTGGTTAATGAACCATTTACTACACCTCGTCTTACTATAGGGTTTGATTTACTACATGAGCCATCTAGATACTCTGCTAATTTAGGATTAATACCTTTTCCAAAATGAGTTGTCCATTTGAAACACTAGAGAATCCATTGACCTCTGGGTACAGAGAGCTAAAGGATTTTATATTATCTGAACAGTTTCCTTGGTTTTATAACAACCAAGCAACACCATATGCTAAAGCATTAGGGTTTGAGCAAGAGCATAAGGACTTATCCTTCTACTCTCATGCAGTCCTACATGGACCTGCTCATCCTGCTACTATGAATAGTGAGCATAGGAGATATCCTAAGTCTAATTCACAGTATCTTGATGCTTTCGATGACGTTATTAATGACATCATGTTAGCTAATAATATGAATGTCCATTGTATATACAGGATAAATGCTAACGCAGTGCATCCAGTAGAAGGTAATGTCTTAACTGTTCCTCATACAGATCATGAGTTCCCTCATAAGAATTTGTTAATATACTTGACAGATGCAGGGGGTAGGACTTATTGTGATAAGGATGGTATGGACCATTACTTTGACCCTCTTGAAGATGATATTGTAACATTTGAAGGTCTACATTATATGCAACCTCCTAAATCTAAGAGGAGAGTAGTAATAGTAGTAACGTATCTCTAATGGATTTCCAGAAAGTAACAACAGGAGTAACAGCAGCAGCAGTTATAGGTACTGGTGCTACCGTTGGAGTTAACCATCAGATTGATAAGATGAATGACGGTCCTAAGAAGAGACAGGATGCTCAGATAGAAGCAATTAGAGAAGTAGTAAGAGAAGAAGTATATCTACAGATTAAAAACGCATGGCCGAAGACATCAGGTCCTGTTAAAGGTCTTATAAATCCTACAGCAGATTATAAACAAGAGGTACCCAAGCGGTGACAATACCTAACATTACTGTACCTGATACTGCTGTACAACCTATTGTAATTAACGCTACAGGTATCAGGGATATTCGTAATGTCTGGACATGGAGGACAGGTATAAACAATATTCAGATAGCAGAGCTACGCCCTTGGGAGACAACCTCTTCAGTAATTACACCTTTGGTACCACCAGTAGTGTTAAGTATCGGTCAACCTATTGTTGACATGCCTGGGTGTGTTAAGGTACACAAGGAGAATGCTAAGAGAGATCCATCTCGTAATAAGAATTTAGTTAATGATGACCCTAAAGGTAATGTAGTATTATGTGACTCAGGTATGCCATACTATGAGCCACCTAACTATGATGCTAGGGAGTTAACATGGCAGACAGTATATCAACCACAGGAAGAGGTTGAGGAAGGAGTAGATGTGGGTGATGTAGAGACAGACTTTGAGACACCATCACCACCTGAGATACCACCTGAGACTGCTGAAGAAGTAGAGTGTCCTCCACCCAATGCAAGACGCATAGGTGATAGGAATCAGAAGGGTGATGAGCAAGTAAAAGAATATAAACTAACACCTGATGGTAAAATCTGTGAGACTATTTGGGAACCTGTCTCTGTAGTAGACCAGTATCTTCCATCTGTAGGAACAATAACAACCACTGCAACCATTGCTACTGTTGCAACTGCGTCTGCTTTATTTGCTAAACCGATAGCAGATCTTCTCCTTAAGGTAATTAAACCTGCTATTAAGAAGGTTATGGGTAAGATTAATTCTGCTCTTGGTCGTCAGACTCGGAAACCGTCCCGATCTGAAGTGTTGGCAGACCAGTATCGTTTGAAGAAAGGACTTTTACCTCTGAAGAAGACTGTAAAGAAGAAGTAGACTCAGGTAGTGGTGTTGGAGTCCACTTAGGTGTTGGAAGTTGATGCTCATGTGGCATGATCTGACCACCTGGTGCGGTTACTACTACGTCAGCACAAACTGAATGATAAGGAGATGCAGGGTGGAAAAATATACCAGCCTTCTTGAGTTCACCACAATTTTTTAACCTGGCTATTTCAAAGTCTAGCCGCTTGTTAGATATTAATTGAGTCTGCATCTCTATCTGAGCAGCAGCTGCTTGATGACACTGCTTAACTAACTTTCTATTCAATGGTATAGACAGAGTAGCAGAGAGACCTGCATTAAAGGACTGGTTTGCTTTCATATCAGTCCTTATTGGTTTGTACCATGAAGGTGTCATAGTACCACCGTTATTAATTACGTCAGGCACACCATCAGGACCATCTATATCCATCTCTATCTGCATGTCAGCACCATCTTCAAACCATCTGGTACCATCGTCTTTAGTTCTAGTATCATACCAGTCTTCCCAAGGATAGTTCTTGACAGTCACAGTTTGCTCTGTCATCTTACCACTGGTATCAGTCATATTATATTGTGGTTCATCATAAAAATCCTCCCAAGGATCCTTTCTGCTGTCAGCAAATTGGATATAGGGAGTCAGGTTAAAGGTACTACCTTGACATTGGACACCACCACCATAGGTGTTGGTTATGTATGGACCTTGTAAAACTTGTATTGCCTGGTTGGTTACTGAGCCAGAACTATTAGCGATAGGGTTCGCTGTTGCACTAACTCCACCTACTTCTGCTCTAGATGGTAAACATTGGACACTGAGAAGTGCTGCAATTACTGGGTAAACGTACTTGTTGTATCCGTGACGGATTTTACGGTGGTTACTCTTTGTATTAGAGTCTGGTTGGTGACCCCTGGTCCTTGGTAACTCTGTACGAATTGAAACGCCTCCCCTGGAGTCGTTATTGTAAACGTCCCATTGCTTCCGAAGTCTAAGTTGTCGAAGGATGAAGTTACTGTACCTGTTATGGCTGCTTCTCCTGATCCTACGGACGGTGTGACCGTCACTGTTGATGTATTCACGTTGGGGTTGAGGGCTGCTCCATCGTTTGAAATGCCTACCCCACTCACGGTGTATTCCCATCCTGTCCTCATGTCAATCGAATTTATAGTCTCCGTTATGGTAGACTCGGTTTCCGTGTGGCTCGTCATCGAACCTTGTTGGAAATTTGGTACCACAGGGACTGCATGTGCAGCAGTCCCACCGAAACTAAGAAGTAGTAGTACTAAAACTCGTTTCATTATGTATACTCCTAGCGTATGGTGACCTCTGTGACAAACTGTCCCGTAGCCGTAGTGCCAGCCCCACCAGCTGTTATGGCCATGGCACCAGAAGTACCGATGGTACCAGCCAAATTGCCAACGGTACCAGGGGCAGTCGAGACTATATTACTATAACCAAGCACGTCACCTACGTCAGCAGCAGTAGTAACTATACTGTCACCTAGTGATACTGATTGTGTGAAACTATATGCATTTCCTTGGGTCGTCTGTGCTGCATCAGGCAGAGCAAATGTAGCTGCTCCTGATGTGGCGACAGATTGTATGCCACCTAAATCACTGGTAGCACTACCACCTGACGGTGTAATAGTTGTTGAGACACCAGATCCACTGGTACTATATGTATTTGCTGCTCTAGAAACCTGAGTATAACCCGCATCCACTTGGAGTTGTGTCGAGCTACTAAGTCTATGAGTCAGATCAGCACGTGCTGCCGTGCCACTCATCAAAATCATTCCAAAAAGCAATACTGCTCTTTTCATTTATCCTAAGTAGAAGTACTTCTATTTAGCAAATAAAGTAATGTAACAAATGTACTATTACGGATACCCCCATTGCTAGTGGCCGAGTATGTGTTATAAATAATAGTGTCGCCTTCGGGGACACCAATTTAACACTCGCTTTTAAAGGAGGACTATTATGTCTAAGATACAGAGATACCGTGCAGCTGATTTACCTCAGTTGATGGATAAGATTTTTACTAACTCGCTAGGGTTGGATGATTACTTCGAGAACTTCAATGCAATAGAGTCTCAGAATTATCCACCCTTTAATATTGTTCACATAAACAATCACGAGTCTAGATTAGAAGTAGCACTAGCAGGTTTCGCAAAGGAGGAAGTCAATGTCTACACAGAGTATGGAAAACTTCATATCGAAGGAACCAAATCTGAACCCGACGAGGAAGAGACGTTTATCCACAGGGGATTGGCTAAGCGAACTTTCAAAAGGTCGTGGACAATCGCAGAAGACACCCACGTCACAGACGTTGCCTTCGACAACGGACTCCTCGTTGTCAAGTTAGGTAAGATAGTACCAGAGCATCATGCTCGTAAGGACTACCTAACATGAAGAAGGCAGGTGACGTGATGATGCACCCCTTATGGGCAGGACCTGTATTATTAATTGGTATGATGGTTGTGATAGAGACACTTCATACTCTTACTCACTGGCGTATGGAGATAGATGCTAACGCATATTGTAAAAACAATGCTGAGTGGGTGGAGTCTCAACAGTACGATGACGATTATTAAAGTGGCACAGGGGGTTCTCTGAACCCCTTTTT